TAGAAATGCCGGAAATAATGTTAATGAACCTTTTAATTTGTTCATTGAATACCACTCTTTTGTATCTTTATCTTGGATACCGAATTGAACATCTCCACCCTCATATTCACTCGGGTCTGTTAATTGAACAATTCCTACTAATTTTCTTACTGAACAAGTTCCTGCATTAAAGTCTGTATGCCAACCATAAAATCCACCCTTTTGATATTCTATTAACTTTAATTCATTATCACACCCATCAATATCAAAATGAAATACACTATCATTGACAATGTTTGCCATTTGAAACATTTTATCTTGTAACCATTTCCAATCTTTATTTGGTTTCGTTGGTCTGAATTGATTCTCTTCTTGTTCACATAAATACCACTCGTTAGTTTTTCTAATCTCTGGTATGACCGCATTTTTACCTTGCTCATCACCAACACAACCAATCACATCTTGTTCTGATTCCATAATGTCTTTTAACAATTCATCACATTTTTCTTGTGATAAAAAGTTTGGAATTTGAATTAAATATTTAAAGTCGTTATTCTGTTTCTGACTCATCTGATACTAAAACCCTATTCGCAAAATAGTTCTTGCCGTTATTTGTGTTATCTATATTATATGTGATTTCGTGTAGGTCAAGTTTTTCAACATTAACCACATTTATTTTGTTTAATTCATCATTTAAAACTTCATCACCCACTACTAATGGTCTATAATCTGAATCTGTATATGAATCGCTCGCAATGTAAAATGGGTGGTCATCTGTTGCTTTGATTTCTGTATTATCACTAAATTTATATTTAACTAAATTGTCGTGTCTAATTTTTGTAATCTCTCCCACGACTGAATTTTGTAATTTACCATTTTCCACATCATAAGTTTTGATTTCTGTTCCTGGTTTAATCTTTTGTATGTTTTCATAAGTTCCGTCTGATAAAGTAATCATTGTATCTCCTGTGAAACATTTACCTGGTGGAATATTATGAACTAAAATGTCTGATGTGAAGTATGTATCAATATCCTCTACATCTAATGAATAAAATGTGTCCTCTTGTGCCACCTCTGATTTTGATGTAATTTCAACTTCGTTTGCGTCTTTATCTAAAAAGTAATTACCTACATTAATATTGTCAGGTGTTTGCCAACTCCAAGTATCACCTTGTTTTGTAAAAAATCTACCACCTTTCATCATAGCTTGTTTCAAAACTGGTATTTTAATACTTCCATTAATTAAATAATATCCATAATAATCTTGATTAAATGTTCTAACCACCACCGAACCTGATGCGACTGACCCACTTAAATCTGTTGAACTATAACTATACCAATCCTCAAAGAAAAATTCATCTGGCATTCCCGCAGGTTTGTATGATTTCACTACATCACCCACTTCAACATCTTGAACTTGTTTTGTTGAGTTATCAAACATACGAATCAAACTTCCACTTGGTGATGAAAATACACCGAGAGCGTTTTGCATATGATACCTATCACCACTTAAAATAAACTTTGGTGCATATGAAAAATCAAATCTATCTTTATCATTTATCAATATGTGTCTGTCAGGTGTAAGTAAATAATCTTGTTTGGTTGTTTTTAAATACCCTTGATTACTCAAAGTGCTACCACTTGGAACAATGTAAGTTTCAATTAATGAACCACTATTTACTGAATTTTGATAAGTTGGATTTGATGAATTATATTTGTGAAACAATATCGTATTATCAAATGCAGTTCCGTCTCTACTCGCATCTTTAACTACAAAGTCTGGATGATACGCATTTGTATCAGAAAAAGAACTCGTATTGAATATTGGAACTAAACTTGCACTCTCTGGTGATGAGTTCAATATAGTTCTAAATGTTGTCTTATTAAATGAACCACTAACTATCTCTAATAGATTATCATCACTAAAAAATGGTGTTTGCATAAAGAAGTGGAAACTACTTGTGTATTGATTTTGTCCTCTTTG